CCCACCTTGAGTGGAGGCTCCACCAGGACTTTCAACTGTAACAGAACCCTTTACAAAAACCTCTTGACCGCCATCTTCAAATCTCAAAGCCTGCGCAGTTACGGGCTTAATGACAACCGGAACTCCTAGCTCCATTATTCTAGCTTTGTCATAAAATGGGGTATGGGAACCTTTTGCGACAGAAGAAGATTGCCTGAAAGTAGAACTAAAAGTGAGGCCGCCTCCATGTGTAGAGTACTGCAAGTCAAACAGTCTGGCGTTTGGACTTCCGTTTTCGTACCACTCGTAAACGTGGTGCAGCATTTCCGGATTTATCCTTGCGTTAGAGTCAATGAAGGCGTCCAGGTATTCTGTGGTCTTTTCACCAATTGTTTGCATCAACTCTTTTTTGCCTGCCTGGGCACCGTCTAAAAATCCAGAGGCATAGTTTAAGATAGAGTTCATTTCTTTATTAAACTTATCAGTCTGAAACTTTACCTTAAGCAAAATCTCCCCCCTGGTTCTCTGATCTACTAAGAATAACTCTGTAGTATTCAACAGTTCCAAATGGTCCCACCTGTGGGCTAACGGTAGATACCTCGAACAGTGTCGAAAGGCCATCCCTGACCCCAGAAGTTTCTAGATAAATAGCATTTAACAGCCTATCTTTAATGTTTGTAACGGCAATGTTTGTAATTGACCGCCCCTCTCCAGCGGTATCGACTCTAATGTCTTCCTTAAACCTGCCAATGAGAATACTCTCTAAAGAAATGTCTACGTTGGGAGTTACTTGCTCTCTAAACCTAGATCCCGCCGTGGAAAGGCTGCAAACAACAGACCTATCTAGCGTCCAGGTTTTGGTTACTTCCCCATATGCCCCTTGGGAAACTACTGGATAAAAAATTTCTGCGTTTAGTGGGTAGAATGCATCATTGCTACAGGTCATTACAAAACTCCAATTGTTCTAATAGATTTTGCATACTTAGACAAAATCTTATCAACAACCAAGTTCCCCGTTCCCTCAAAAGCTCTATTATCAAAACTTACTTTAAACTGGTCAGTAGAGTAGGACTTCATGTATCTTTGGGTGTGGTCGAGCCTACCGCAAGAAATGTCATCAACGAGTAGCTTTGCAGCCTTTACGATATCGGTTGGCAATTTTGGATACCCAACCACAAGAGATATTTCATAATCAAAGGTCTTTGGAAATCCCCGGTAAACAAGCTGATTATTTAAAAGATCCGTAGCGGCAGTGGGCATCACCAAGTTAGCTGACTCTAGCCTATTCAGTCCTCCAGTATAATTTTCAACAATGGCAGTCCTGTCATGTGTGATGCTATAGCTTGTCGAATAGCTATTAGGATCGCTTGAGTCATAAAGTAAAACATTGTTTTCGTATAGCTTAAGAATTTTGTGGGCATCTACCCAAAGAGGAATATAGTCTGCCCCAAGACCAGTGGTTTCGATTATATGCTTTTTATAATAAAACCCCTCCGACACGACAGAATCGATGATTGCTCTGGCTTGTAGCTCATTTTCAGAGTACGCCTCGATCTCTGCCGTGGTCGCTCCTTGAGTTGTAGGGTCAACATACGGCCTAACTACGTCAACGTAGGTTTCCGTGCTGTCAACCGCTACAACATAAGAGCCATCATAAGCCGATGGAATTGGAATAGTTACAACAGAACCGACACTGGACACCACGCTACCGGATGTTTGAGAGCGATCTCCTAAATCTGTGACTGTATAATCATAAGAAATAGATGGGCTCGCAACAGCGATTTCGGCATTGGTATCCAATGATGGTACCCGTAACAATTCCATTTTTCCATCTACTTTCCGTAGTGTGCTGCGACTTCTTCTGGAGTGGCTGGCCTGATGTGACTACGTCCTTGCCACTTAGCTGCCTCTGCTTTAGAAACGATATTGTAGCCCTTGCTGACACTGCCCACTCCCTGCCAAGTAACATTCTTGCTAGAGTATATTGCAACGTCTTCCGTTTTCTTTGCCGGAGCGGGCTCTTTCTTGTTATCCTTCTCTGCTTTGCCAGAAATCAAAACACCGTTTTCATTCAAGCTCATTGCAGACTTTTTTTGCCCGCCAACACGATCTGCACTGCCAGAAGAGATAACATTGTTGTCATCGTTTTCTGGAGTGCCCTTTATTTTTTCTTTCATATCTGTCATATTAGTATTGCCTCCTGTATCTATTATAACAGAATAAAAAGAGGGTAGAGACTTTTCAGCCTCTACCCTCTTTATTATTGGGTTATTTTAAATGGATTAAGAGCCATCCACTGCTGCATCAACGAATGCAACGGCGTCTTCCTCTTCCCACTGGATACCGAAACGCACAAATACTGTGTACTCAACGGTGTCCTTCTTTGCAACATATTCACGGTTAACCGTGATGTCGCGCTGGAATCCCCAAATGCGGTTAGATGGGAAAGTCAAGTCAATGAATCCATCTGGGTAGTAAGGAACTTCCATTACGGGGATACCAAGCACGCGAGTTGTGCGTGCCTGACCGATTACCTGGTCTGTACCAGCAAGGTAAGCGTTACGGTAGTCTTCAGTCCAAATGTTGGAGCTGTCGGTACCGTTTGCCTTTACCGCACCCTGGAAGGCTGCAGTACCTGCGTAGAATTTCAGACCGTTCTTGAGTGCACGGTACTTACGTGGCAAAGCATTGATTACACCCTGAAGAACTTCAGGGGTAAATGCGTTGTCTGTCACGGTAGCATCGAACTCGTGAGCGTCGCCATTTGTTGTGGTGTGGTTGTGGAAACCTTGCATAATTGAAAGGAAGTTTCCCGTTGTACCGTCACCGTTAATGGCGAGGTCCTCGATGTCATTTGCGAAAGCGTTTGTCATCATGCGGACCAAGTGGTCTTCCAATGCAGCACCTTCAACATTATCTTCGAGGGCTTCTGCACTAACCTCCCAGTCAAGACGAATTTTCTTGGTAGTCAATTCGACCTTGCTGAATGTTGCGCCAGCGTTAGTGTACGCTGCGTTACCCTGGTTGGCAGCGCGAATAACACGCTCTCCAACGTTGACTTTTTCGAGTTCCATGGTGTTTGCACGCATGGTAACACGACGACCGTCTTTGGCGAGAACTGTTCCATCCCAAACGTAGTCGATAAAACGACGAGCTTGTTCTGGACGAAGGATACCACTAGCCGCTGCACCCGAGGGATTAACGGCATTTGGACCAGTTGTTACGCCAAATTCGGCGGTTGCAGTGTTTCCCAAGGTACTAGCACCAGGCGAAGAAACACCGCCAATACCACCAGAAGCGAAGGCTCCCTCAGAGTTAACTGGGTTTTCTGAGTCACCGCTTGCTGGGTAGTTCTTTTTGATCTCTTCCGACATCTTGTCACCTCCTAAGTGATTTTTGTTAGCTAAATAAATCGGCTGTTTTGAGGAAACGACCGCCCCATAGGGATTTTTGAACCATATCTGGCTCCTCCTGTACGATCTCGCCAAGATCGCCAGACTTGCGGAAAGCGGTGTCTTGCTCTACAGCATCAACACGCTTTCCAAACTCATCAAACTGACCCTTTGTCTCAGAGAACTCGTGCTTGGTAGCAGCAACTTCCTCAGACACGCCAGTAATTGATTTCTTCAAAGCATCGACCTCGGTGTGAAGTGACTTCACGGTCTCTGCTAGATCGCTAAAGGCTAGTGCAATCGTGTCTTTCATTTCAGACACTGAAGTTGCAACATCTGATTTTTCGACTTCTTCGGCAGCTTCTTCAGAAACTTCCTCGGACTCTGCACCTTCTTCAACTGCAACCTCTGCCTCTTCGTCAGCTTTTTCGATGTCTTCTGTGGAGTCAGATTTTTCTGTCTCCACTTCAGCACCAGCTTCTTCAGTGGCTTCGGCATCTGCCTCTGGAGCGACCTCTACTTCTTCAACTACCTCATCAGATTTTTCTGTAAGGGTTTCTGTTGCATCAGTCATAGGACTTGCCTCCTTTGCTATCTTAGAAAGATTAATGCCTTTAGCACTATCAACTAAGAACTTTATCATTTTTGTTTTTTCATTGTCTGTTTTTTCTACAAAACCAATATTTTTCATAGATTCCCCAGACACGGGGTGGCTTTCAGATTCATTGTCAGACATCATAACTAGTCCAGACTCTGAATCCCAAAAAACATTTTCAATGGCTACGTCAATGCCCTCTCCCTTGAGGGTATCAACACCGTCAATTTTTTCTACAGAAAGAATGCTGGCAAACTGATTTGCGGGGGAGTCAACAAGAGAAAGCTCTACAATATCATATTCTTTGATAATACGAATTTTATTATCTGCTTTTTCGTCATAAGCGTCGTCCCACTTAATCATCTTTCCACCAATAGAAAACCCAGAAAGCGTTCCGTCAAGAACCTTTTCCCAGGTGTCTTGTGCGCCTTTAGATACGTATGCAGAAACGTATACGCCGGAATAGAATTTCTTACTTTCTGGGTCAAAATACTTATCTTTCTTAAAAGATACCATCTTGCCTACTGCTGTTGGCTGATGCATTTCACGAATATTGCCCCGAAACTTTTCAAAAGCTTTAATTGATGCATCTTGTGTAACAATGTCCATTTGTTTATCTACGTTGTCTAAAGTAGCAAAACCTGAGACTGTGCGCCTCTCTTGATCAACTTTTGCGATCGGCATTGACAGACGAACGGCGTCGCCTTCTGTTTCCCAGTGTGCTTTAAGCATAGTCATACTAACTCCATTATACAAGCCTTTTTAAACATTTTTAAAAAAGCGGACTATTCTGAAGAACGTCCCTCGCCTTGTGGATTTCTTCCACTAATAGTTGCTTGACTGTCGGATTGGTTGTTTGATCTTTCAGAATCTCTTTCCCTGTTCCCTGCCAGGTTTGCCCTAGCATCTGTGGCTTGCCTTGGAGACATGACAAACGGATCGTCTCCGTCCTGCCTTTGGGGCAATCCAAGTTCCTGTCTAGCCTCATTCGGAGTCATCACCTGGGTCTTCACGTAACGCTCAAGAATTTGAGATTGAGCAATTTCATCGGTCAGCGTCAACTCGTTAAAGTTAAACTGCAGAATATCAGTTTTCTCTTTTATCACCTTGTTGATCATTTTTGACAAGTTGTTTTGAGCTGGGCGAGCAACCTGCTCCTTAAATGTTCTGTCTTGTGCCAAAGCAGAAGCAATCGAAGAAGCGTCTGCCCCTCCTATTTTAGACAATGGCACCTGGTGTGCAACGAGGATGTCGTCACGATTTCGAAGGCGGTACTCATTAAACGATGCCTCTTGAACCCCATTTTCAACGGGCTCCATCTTGAACTCTACTTTGTTGTTGTCAGAGTCTCCAGGAAGAGGAATATATAGGCTTCGGTGTGATTGTCCCTTAAGATTTGTTTGAAGGAACCTAAACATCTTATCCTCTGCGTCAGCAGATAGCTTTGCCCCCTTAAGGGTCACCACATATCGAGGAACAGCCTTGTTGCTAAAGTAGTCAATATTGTATTGAGATGCAAGCTGGTCTCCGTGCAAAGCTGAAATTGCAGACATGATATCTGGAATACCGTAAAACGTGTTTAGTGGAGAGTATTCTTTGTAGTGCAAGATTTCGTTTGGCCGAGGATCTTCTGTAATGGGGTTCTGGTTTTTCCCCGCAAAATTACGAAAGTAAACTACCTTATGTCCAATTATTTGTACGTACCCGTCGCGCAGTCTGCGCACACGCATTGTTGTTGACGGTATGTGTCCAATATATCCAATCTCTCCCTTGGTTGTTCTTCCAATTTCTAAATACCCATTTCCCGTTGCCTGCACGTCTGTATAGAATTTCATAAGTGTGTTTGTAAAAGAGTCTGTATCATTAAGATTTTCTAACCAGTCACGAAGCTCAATCCTTGCTCTTTCAATTCTGTTGCGAGCACGCTTAACAGATTCTTGATTGTCATTAGTTTCAAGTCTTAGCATTGTACTTTCTGACACGGCAAAATCATACCCGAGTCCAACAATGTTTTCTACCTTTGCATCAATAGCCGCGTGGTTAGCAAAAGATGTGTCGTAGTAGTTGGCAAGCTCATAAAGATTCCAGGGAGGAGTGATAACGTCAAACATTCCGTAGCCATTACGGTAGACCTCTCCTGGATTAATCTCTTTTGACCCTGCTTCGTTTATTCCAGTCTTTTTTGCGTTGGCGCTGTCGAAATAAGTTTCGTCTGGTGGGGAAGAGAGTGCTTTAGCAACTCTTGTAGCCCTGCGCTTAAAGTTGTTTTCTAAACCAGAGTATTTTTTTAAATCGTTCCAGACTTTACCAAAAGGGTCTTGAGCTTGAAACTCATTTTCGTTTTTCTGAATTTCATCAATGCTAGCACCAATGACCCATTCTTTGTCAGACATTAGCCTTCGTCTCCATATTCGTTTAGGGTTTTCTTTGCGGCAATGACTGCTCCCAAGTCATTCATATTCGGAAGTAGCCCCTGTTTCATTCTGTCAACTTGTTCGCTGTGCTCTTCTTCTGAAATCTTTTTCATATTTGCATAAAACTTAGCGGAACCGTCTGGCTCCCCCCAATATCTTGCGGCAGACCTAAGCTCTTCAACCTTAGACTGGTCGCCATCCATAGACTCAATAGACAGTGCGTTTCCTTGGCCATCTGTAAAGGCTTTTCCATTTGGCTTATGCCAAACGTAAGTCCCAAATTTAGAAAACTTCTCTTCTATAACCCGAACTTTTGTGTCCCCTACCTGACCAGGAAAGCGTGGCTTTTTCTTTTTCATAACCACAATTATACCACATTATGCAGAAACAATAGTCTGTGTAGACCACTTTATGTTTTGAAGTACGGCATATCGGTAATCCTGGAACGTTAGAGTCTTGTCTGTTTCAATAACTATTTTATCCGTACCGGTAAACTGTCGATAACTTTTTTCTATGTCTGGTGCGGTTGGATTTACCTGAGAAATATATAAAACCTGAGACCAAATATACTCATCTATGCCATCAAACATGTTGTCGTCTTTCCAGTCGTCCCAATCCTGCTGAACACCTTCGAGGGTATTTACAGAATACCATTTTCTAACTGCAGATCGTGCCAATTCATCTTGCTCACTAATCTGGTGTGCAGAAAGATTATTGAATAAGATTGGGCTAGTTATACGCAAGTAACCTGTGTAGTCATTAAAGCTTAATGCCGTATCAAGTGATATACCAAGAACAAACCAGTCTTCTGGATTGATCGTCGGCTTATTAGTGATGTTGCCGTTGAGGGCATAAGTAATTCCTGAAGCAAGCGAGTTTGTCGTAGAGTCTATCGCGTAGATATAGCCCCTTTTGGAATTGTTCGTATATTGCCTTAAGTAAAACTTAAGAGTTTTATCTAATGACTCAATTTCAAAAAGCAGTGTGGGTGCGTTTGAAAAGTCTTCATCGTGTACGTGGGCTTGAATTTGAAAAGCACCTAGCTTAAAGAAGTTTGACCTTTTCTTGTTTATTGGAATTTCAAATCCTGCATTTTCTGCTATAGAAAACTTTTTTCTAAATCTTAGCCCTGTATTTCCAGCAGAATAAAAATATGGAACTGAGTTTTTGTAAAGGCTAAAGGGTTCTACAAACTTGTAGTCTGTGTAATTTTTACCTTTTTTATATGGGTAAATTTCTACACCAAACTTGTTGCCAATATTGTTTTTACCTTGAGATAGGGCTCTTGACGCAAGCCTTAAAGACCTGACCTTGAAGGAGTTGTTTCTTAGTCCGGGAATCTGAAACTCCATGTGAATGTTTACAGACAACAGAGAGAAGTCTACTCCGTCTGGTGGGTAGAGAATGGTGTCGTCTATAATTTCATATTTTTCTGTTTGCCAGGCTGATGTAGGCCTGACTACCCCGGCAACAGGCAAAGAGATTTCAGTATACTCATCAATACCGTTGTTGGCACCTTCTGAGATATACTGAAAAGTTGCATATGTCCTAAAATGTGATCCGGAGTAGTCATAGTTGCCATTTGAAAATATATCTAGGTGGGGGTAATCAATGCTGAATTGCAAAAAGTCTACATCTAGATATTTGTTACCGCCAGCGCCATCTACATATTTTGCAAAATAGCTTAGTGGTAAGTAATCTTCCCAGTAACCATCTACCGCAATGTCTAGCATAAAGTTATCTAATTCTGTTCTGGCCTTTAGGGTATAGCTTCCAATATGTGACAAAGAGCTAACAAGCATCAGGGGGTTTGGGCTTGATCCGTCGATGATGTCTGCAGCCTGGTCAACTGCTCCCGGGGTTAAGTCTAGAACTGGGCCATTGGCATCCAGGTCTTGATCCCACAGGGTTTCGTCTGGGGTATCCCCGTCATAGATTACAATAACCTCCTCATAGCTTTCAGAGAAGTTGTTTGGGAAACCTTTTATTAAGAACTCGCTAGAGATCTTTGAAAGATTCTTAGCGGTAGAAAATGAAACATTAAATATTTTTCCACTAAAAGTTTTTTCAAAATTAGGATTCCCACCAATAAAAACTTTAATGTTTTGTTTTGATCCAAAGAACGTGGCCACAGCTCCTCCATAATAATCTACAATCCTTTGAATGTGAAATCCAACATGAAAAGCAATATCATTAAAATGGTCAGAGGCGGAGAATAGGGTGGTTTCTTGGTAAGTTCCGTCTGGTTTTTTGTATTTAAAAACATAGCTAACGATGTCGTTTTCCATGTATACCGTTAGCCTGCTACCTGTTGTTTCATTTACCAAATCCATTAAAATTTCTTGAGTAGTGGGAAGAGATCTAACCAAGAATGTTCCAAACAAAGCTTTCGTTTCTTCTAGCAACAAATTAAGAGAAGAAAATTTTAGATAGCCCTCTGTTCCATTCCAACTGCTGTTTGGTTTAAGGTCAATAAAATGATTAGATGAAAAAACACTAAGATCTTGTGAAGCTTCTAGATCCGTGTACCACTCTAAGTTTGTTTTATTATTAAAAGAGATTTCTGGCAAAGAATATGAAGGAAGCTCTAACTGCTCAGAGCTTGGAACAAGATTGTCAATAAATCCATTTGCCCATCTTCCAAGTTTTGGATAAGTATATGTTTTAGCATACTTAGCAAAAGAGTTGTCAAATGTAAGGGTATTGGATGAGCTGGCGCCCACAAGCCTATTGCTTGCTTCAACCCCCTGCCCGTATACCCACCTTCTTTTTGACACAATTGTTGGAACCTCGTAGGGATAGATGCCAACACAATCAATTTGAATTAGTGGAACATCCTCATAGGAATAAAATCCAAGCCAATCCTGATCATTGTTTGATACGTCGTATTTTTCTGGGTAGGTAATATCTTCTGTAACAAGACCTAGAGAAATAACCTCTTCTCCATTAATAACCAAAGAAGCCTGCGTTGGAGAAAGCCTAATGTTAATGAGCATTGGTCTTTCCCACTCCCCCACAAAATGACTTCCTATATTACTTCCAATCATAAGCTTAAGGAACGGTCCTTCTACGTAGAGACCGTCGGTAGATGAAATTGGTCCAAATATTCTCTTATGTGAAAAGGAGTGAACCCTTGCTTTAATCCAAAATTCACATGTTAGAT